CTGTTTAAATAGTCTTGTCTCTTCTCTCCAACCTCTGAAAGGTACACCAAATATTTTTTTAGTCGTCATGTTTAAACGTCCTCCTTTGTGTTTAAGTCTGTCAATATGTACTCGCCACTTGCTATTTTATTATCAATGGTTTCTTTATCTTCATTTAAAAATATTCTTAACCATTTGCTAGTCGTCCTCGAGGATTTCCAAGCCTGTTTATTCTGCAAGTCTTTTAACTTTGCATTATTTAAAAATACTTTTCCATTTTCTTTTATACAAATAGTTGTTTCATATGATTGAAATATAACTCCTTTATCTGTATAAATTCTAAACTGATTCGCAACATCATTGCCTGTATCAGGGTTGAATAAATTTTCTACTTTCATTTGTACCTCCTTAAGGTTTTATTAGTTTGTATATTGAATCATTATATTAAATAATTGTCAATAGTTTCTACCACCTAAAGCCCCAGTAAAGGAGCTTATTATTGGTGGTGTTAGTCTAGCTTAACTCGATCTCTTCACCCTCGAAAATATCTAAGTCTGCTAGTGTTTCTGTTAATGTTTCCATTGTTTTATTCCTCCAGTTGTGGGGGCGTTTAAACACCCCCTAGTTAATTAAGCCTGTACCATGTAGACGTTAGCTCCGTCATTCCTTGTGCAGTTAGAACAGAGCATGGGGTTCTCTTCTGACTGAGTACGTGATTGATAGAAAGATGCCCCACATTCATTTGAACAAACATGCTTAATCATTCTTGTACCTTGAGATTTCTTTTTATAAGTTATCTCGCTTTGTGGATATTCTCCAATATCTGCAATGATTTCTTTTAACTGTTCCTCTAGTTCAGGACTAGCTACAGTTTGAGTCATTTTACCAGTAAGCCCAACACCTGTTGCAATCTTGCGAAATCCTGCACCGTGTCCACTTACATTGTTATCTATAGCGTGGCAAAGCTCATGCACTAGAACATCAGCCACTCTTAATGAGTCAGCTTTCACTGGTGATATAAATATTTCATTTACACCATCAACACTTGATGCTCTATTAAAGCACTCACCCAGTACAACATGCTTGGCTGAACTTCTACCAGCTCCGTTTGATGTCCAGCCACAATGAATACGGACATCATTAGGAATCTCAAAACCAGCTTTTTGGAATAGAGGGTTTAAACGGGTTGAAAGTTTATTCAACCAAACTTCAGCTAATTTATTATTTTCATTTTTCATTTTTATTTACTCCTATAAATATTTAAAATTACCACTCAAGGCGTTGAATTAAAATCTCTTTGAATGTATCCATTTTGAATAGATCAATTTCACTCAAAGAATGAACATACACTGGATGTTTGGATTCCTTGTTCAGTCTCCAGTAAACTCTTCTGAGTACTTCGCTTTCTAAGTTGCTCCAAGCATCCCTCATCTGTTGTTTGTGTTCTGTTGTTATCATATTTTCACCTTTTTGTTATGCCCCTAGTAAAGGGCTGTTATTTAATATACTTCGTATTTTCTGATAATTGAGAAGTGATGTCAAGCGAATTAGTGCAAATAATTGCATTAATTTACTTGTGGATAAGTTGTGGATAACTATAGGCTAAAATCGAGCTTAGAGAAAATAGGTACTAAACCTTAGGAATGTTAGATAATGCCTTAGACGAGAGCTGAGAGCCTTGTATAAGGTGTCGAGGTTATAGCGTGTTTCAAAGTAGATTAATTATAATTATTATTCAATATACATAACTTTTAGTTATATTAACTAGAGAATGACTTTGAAAAGGCGTTGTAATTATAGAACAACTGTCGCATTTATAGAGTTACTTTGAAATGGCGTTGCCCGTTGTAGAGTACGTTTAAACGGGGCATCTGTCCCATTATATAAAACTTTGAAATCCCGTTTAAATAGCTGAACGAAGTGAAGAGTTATAGAATAGTTGTAGAGGTTATAGAGTATGTAAGGGGTAGGCAGGAGGTACAGGGGTGGTACCCCCATATATATATAAAACATATACATTTCGAGGGATTTTAGAACATTAACCAGCCCCCTAACTTTACAAAGTTTTATAAGGAACTGATATATAATATTGAATAAACTTTGAAAGCCCTATAAGCGATATAGTTTCTCTCTAATAGGCAGTAGATAGTTTGGATGTTAGTGTTAGTCTGGAACGACTAGGGTGGGGTGTTATATGTATATGTAACCCGGGGGAACCTAACAATTCCATTGTACACATTTATTTCGCATTTGTCAAGACCTTTTATGAAATAACTTAAAAAAACTCTATAACACTTGACAAACTTTACAAATATCACTATAATACCTACATGACCACTAATTATCTACCTGAAACAAAGGATAGACAACTTACTGAAAAACAGGAAGCATTTCTAGGTCACCTCGTGGATACAGGAGGAGACTTTAAAAAGTCAGCCGAACTTGCAGGATACTCCGGCAATCACTATCAAGTACTAAAAAGTTTAAAAGAAGAAGTAGTAGATTTAGCCTCTAATGTACTTGCAAGGGAAGCCCCTACAGCAGCGTTTAAAATTATAGAGGTTTTGAAGTCTAATAAGCCAATACCTCAAGCTAATTACAAGTTACAAGCTGCACAGACCATATTAGATCGTGTAGGAGTTAGTAAGACAGATAGGATAGATGTTAATCATAACACAGGAGGAGGTATATTTATTCTCCCAGAGAAAAAGGCGATTGATATTACCGATGGCGATTACGAGGATATAAGTGAAGATATTTCTGACTGAGATAGAAGCCTACGGTACAACCTTTGCAGGTCCTAATATTGTAGCTTCATCTTATGAGAAAGCAGAACTAGCTGCAGCCCAGAACCATTTGGTTGTTGTCGGAGAGTTAGACAGCATCTATGTAGATGATGATCTAGAAAAAGAATACTTAAATACAATACCCAGAGAAGAAGATAGGACAATACACTGATGTTATTAGAAAGATTACAATTTAGAAACGGTGGTTCAACTGTAAACAAAGCAGGGAACTATACACAGCCGGGGATGAGAAAGAAACTTTTCAATCGGATAAAGTCTCAAGCCTCTCATGGTACTGGAGCTGGTCAGTGGTCTGCACGTAAAGCCCAAGCTTTAGCAAAACAATATAAAGCTAAAGGTGGAGGTTACAAGTAATGACACTTGCAAAATCTCAAAAGTCTTTAAAAGCTTGGAGTAAACAAGACTGGGGAACTAAGTCTGGTAAGAAGTCCAGTGAAACTGGAGAAAGATATTTACCTAAAAAAGCTAGAGAAGCTTTGAGTGATTCAGAATATGCAGCTACCACAGCAGCTAAACGTAAAGATAAGGCTGCCGGTAAACAACACTCACCTCAACCTAAAAAGATTGCCAAAAAAACAGCAAACTATAGAGACGATTTTAAAAAGGGTGGTAAATCTAAAAAGAAAAAAGTAGACGGTAGACTAAAACGAGCAGGAGTAAGTGGTTACAATAGACCCAAGCGTACTCCCAATCATCCTACTAAATCACATATTGTTGTAGCTAAATCAGGTAGTACAATTAAAACTATTAGATTTGGGCAGCAAGGTGCTAAGACTGCAGGTAAACCTAAAGCAGGTGAGTCTCGTAAAACTAAAATGAAAAGAAAGTCATTCAAAGCTCGTCACGCTAAGAACATTGCAAAAGGTGTATTGTCTGCAGCGTATTGGGCTAACAAGGTAAAGTGGTAAGATGGGAAAACAAATAGGCAGTGACGAAAAACCAATAACATTTAGATCACCGATCTACAAAAATACGCACGGAAGTAAAGGTGCTAATCCTAGACCCGGATTCTATACGCAAGACTATAGAGATAACTGGGATAGAATATTCGGTAAAAAGAAAACAGAAGATAGTCCAAAAGAGGACTAGGAGAACAACAATGACAATAATTAAGAGATGGTTAGAAAAAATAAAAAACTTTCTAGCTCCAAAAAAACAAACAACTAAGAGGAAAACAAATGTTAAAAGAACTACTAGAAAAAAAAGTAAATAGTCTTATTAATACAAATGAACTTACAGACATGCAAGTCTGGGGTGTCATGTGTGGTATAGGCTTTATATTAGCTTTAATAATTATGTGGATAATCTAAGATGAACGTAGTTCCTGATGGGTATATTAAACGGACAACCTCTACCATACCATTCGGGTATGAGTTCGATGAGGTTACTGGATTTCTTAAACCCATAGAAGAGGAACTAGAAGCATTACAGATTGCTGAAAACATGATAGTCAACGAAGAGGTATCACTTCAGGCTGCATGTGATTGGTTGGAATATAAAACCGACAGAAGAATTTCTACTCCCGGTCTCAAGAAACACGTAGATAAAAAATATGGAAAACGAAATGAAAGACTGGGAGAGGAATCCTCATCTCTACTTGCAAGATGATGATGGTAACTTTGTCTTAAAGAAAGACGGAACTCCTAAAAAGAAAGCAGGTCGACCTAAAACCAGCACCGAAAAAGCTATCAAGGCTGCACGTGCTACGGTAGGTCGTAAAAAAAGAAACATTGAAAAGCTTGAACAAAAGTTAAATAACGCTAGACAATCGTTTAAAAAACAAAAAGAAACAATTCAAAAACTTGACCAGACTGTAGAAGGTCCTGTCACTGAAGATGAACTTGATACACTTCCCAAAGCTGTCAGAGAAAATCTAGACAATCACAAAGTATTATTCCACGCTAACGAAGGTCCACAGACAGACTTTCTTGCTGCCGGTGAAAAAGATGTGTTGTATGGTGGAGCTGCTGGTGGTGGTAAATCTTTTGCTATGATTGTAGACCC